CATGATCTACTGTTTTAACATATTCAACTACAGCTGTACTAAAATCAGAGTTGTTGACATAATGTATACTTTTTTTACGTGCCATTGTTTAAACCTTTATTTTATAGTATTATTATACACCAGTTTTTATTAAAAGTACACTGTTAAATTTCTCTCTTAGCTGAAAATATAATGGTGTACATTTGTTAAAAAGTATGGTATAATAAAAGAGTATACGGGGAGAAGGGGATATACTTTAATGAAAAGTATCACGGGGTTTGAATTTAATAATCTTGCCATCACTTGAATCTGGAACTTGGCTATCTTCTTCAACCGCACCGTACTTATTTTCTAAAAAGTCATCCATCTCTTCATCAGTTAAATCTCTTATTTCATTTTGTATTTCATCAAAGTTAGCGTATATTTTCTTTCCACTTGATTTATTTGATTTTAAATCTTTAGCTACACTAGTTAAACATGTTTTATAATGTTTTAATATATTTTTTGATGGATTGGTAGTAACTATTATATGTGATGAATTAATTGTTTGCATTGAAGATGGATCGTCTTGAAAAGACATCCAAGGTCTAAAAGCAAAGAACCTCCAACCTCTTTGGTAATCTTCAACAGTTATAACTCTAAAAGCTTTTTTTACTAGAACATCACCAGCGTCATCGCCAGTATTCCATTCCACAACTTCACATATTATCTCTTCATTATTTGTTAACTTAAATTGTTTTATATTCATAAACTCACTCTATAAGTCTTGTGGTTAAATTTTTCTCTTCCGTAAATTCTTAGTCTCTCGTCAGCATGCAATATACCAAAGTTTTTTCGTGACTTCCAAATTATGTCATCGATGATATCGTAAAGTGTTGTATTTATTCCATCATCTGTCTTTCTTAAACCTCTTCCTATACTTTGTAAAACTCTTATTTGTGATTTAGATGGAGATGCAAAGACAATATTATGTAGGTTCCTAATATTTATACCCGTACTAAATGTACCAAGTGATGCAACTGTAATAGAATTTTTTTGTTTTTCTACTATTCCTCTTATAGCTTCTCGATCTGTAGCTGCAGTTTCTCCTGATACAAAAAAGATCTTGCGATTTTCTGCGGCTTCATCTTTAATCATATTGTAAAGAGGCTTTCCGTGTTTTTCTACATAGTTATATAAAACTAATGTATTGCCTTTTAAATCTAAAGTTAAGTTTTTTATAAAAGTATTTCGTTTGACATTTGTAACTATAAATTCAATTTCTTCTTGATATGTTTTTTTGCCAAAATTCTTTTTAATTTCTTCGTTATGATCTAATACTATTCTTCTTATGGAAAGCTTTGCAAGTGTATCGTTATCTTGTAATTCGCGTGTACTAGTAACTCTATATACTTTACCAAATAATCCTTGTAATACTAATTCATGTGTTAGTGCTCCGTCTAACGTGCCGGTTGTTCCAAATCTGTATTCAGCTTCTACGCATTTATTCATTATAGTAGTAAGCGATTTAGATTTAAATCCATGACATTCATCTCCAAATACTGTTCCAAATCTACTAAACCAATCTGGTTGAAATCTATATATTGATTGCCATGTGCTTATTATGATTCTCTTAGTTGTATTTTTATCTTTACCTGAATATATCCTATGGCAATATTTTTCAACGTCATAACCATAAGTTTTAAAATCATTATACATTTGCTCAACTAATGATGTAGTCGGCACTATCACAAGAACATCTTGTTCGAACGACGATATAAGATAACGCATTAAAACATATATTATAAGTGATTTGCCAGAACCAGTCGGCGATAACAATATAGCATTTTTTCTTTGTATTCCAGTGCACACAGCATCAAACTGATAATCTCTTATTTTAAATGGTAACTTTAAAGCATCTACAAATTTCATCATAAATTCTGGATTTATTTTGTTACCTTCATTAGGATTACCATAATCTGATTCTAGTATTTCAATTTCGTATTCACGTTTTTCTGCAAACGTTACTATTTGAGGAAATAGTCCTGCCGATATTTGTCCATTGATTTGATTAAATAATCTTATTTTTCCATCCCACAATCGATTACGAAATGCTGGCATGAATTTATAACCAGGAACATAGAATGAAAAAAACTCTCGTAGTTCTGCGCCTACACCTCTTTCGCATTCTACATGTATTATAGAATGATTTAATTTCCGGATTCGAATTGTTTCCATTTAATAATATTACCTATTGTCTGGTGTCTCCACTTTAAATTATCGATAATTTCAGATAAAGTTTCAACTACAGTTTTCCAATATTGTATTCTTTCTTCTGACTTTTGAATTTCAGGATCACTATCATAATAATAATCCATTTCGCCTTTTAGTACTTTTAAACCATCAAACGGATCTGGCACCCAACCTTTTTCTTTTATTGTTTCATGATCCATCTTACCATTATAATATAGCCATTTATCTTTAAGTAATTTCTTTTGTTCAAACTCACAACGTTTTAGTTCTAATTTTGCGGTTGACCATATTTGTAAATATTTTGAATGTAGCTGTGGTGTGTTTTTTGAAGTTTCGTCTAATTTTGCATTGTTAATAATGCTGTCGTTTTGCCACATATCGTGGACTTTTTTCAAGTCTATCATAATCTCTCCAATTAATAATATATATTAACCAGTTACAGAACCAGTTACATCAAATGAATCTGTAATTGCACCAGTTGTTGGATTAACTGTTTTAATATCAAAATAAGTAAATCTAAATGAAGCACCAAATGTTAGAAAAGATTCAGCACCGGTTGTAGCTTGAAACTGAATATCAGTTAATGCTGTTGGTATACTATCTCTATATATAATTTGTGCTATAGTGTTATTTGAACTATTAAGTATTGATAGTGTAATATCAGACATTGCAGGTATCGCATTTGCGTTATTAAATCTATCAAGTGCTGTTACGTTATCTTGATCAAGATTTCTTCTCATCCAGTTGTGCATCTCTGTGTAAGTTTTCATATCTTCATCAATGATTATATTTGCCAACATTTCATTATAAGTAAGTTTGTCACCTATAAATGGAATTGCTGCTATTTTCTTATAGCCAAGATCTGCCGTATTCATAATCACACCAGCGTGGGTGAAATCTTGACAGAAGAACTCTAAGTTCGGATAATTTTTTCTATCTATTACTAACTTAAATCCAGTTGGTTGTAGATAGTTAAAGTTTGTAGTTAATGCCATACATCTATTTATATGAAAAAAAGAGGGACTTTCGTCCCTCTTCTAATATTAATTTAAAGTACTAAGACTAAGCACCTAGAATATTGTCAACTCTAAATATTCTGTAGTACTGGTTAGTCTTAACAGCTGCTAGTCCATCAGCAGGTGTAGCACCTACGTATGGGTTTGATGCCATTCCATATCTGGTTTTAAAACCAATTTTTGGTTGGAATGTATCTTCACCAACTGCACGCACCATTGTTAACGGAACGTATGGGCAATAGAATAGACCAGCATCGTATGGGTTAGTTCCCTTATATCCAACTGTCACATAGTTTTGTGCAGCATACGGATCGATGTAAACTCTTGTTCTACCGTTTAAAGTACCAGCAAAAGTATTACCTGTATCGTCCACATTTAATGATGTGTTCATTGCAGGTGTGTAGTCTAACATACCAGCTGCAGAAAGTGCAGATGCTACATCAGATGAACATATGATAAAGTTTCCTTTACCTCTACGTGTCTCGATTGCAATTCTATTACATTCTCTTTCGATTTGTAATACAAGTCCTTTGAACTTTTCAACTGACCATCTACCATCAGCATCTGTTTGGATATTAAAGATACCGTTAATAGCTGTGTTAGATTGTAAAGCACCAGTTTTAGCTTGAGAGTTAATAGTTCTAATAACTTCTCTATTGATTTCAGCTAAGATTTCTGTTGACAAGATGTTTGCCAATTCTGTCTCAGCGTCTAGACCATGAATAGCTTTAAGGTCTTGAGCTAATTCTAAGCTGTATTCAGCTTTTAATGCTCTTGACTTAGCAGTCACAGTTGCTTTCTCAATAGTGAAACCCATTTCTCTGAATGATGATTCTCCAGCAGAACCTAATTTCTCAGCTTCTTGTGTACTCATACCACCAGCTGCAAGAGCTGTAAGTCTATTATCATCAATAGTTCCTACTGTTCCACCAGCTTGTGAATCTCTTAGACCTGATACGTTATCAGAATCATGAGTTCCGCCACTATCGCCTGAAAACTGAGTTTCAGCTTCGTTGAATAGTGCTTCTCTATTTGATGTTGAACCACCACCGTATCTTGACTTCATTGCGAAGATAAGACCAGTTGGCCCTGACATTGGTTGTACACCACAGATGTCATATGCCATTAAGTTAGGCATAGCACGTCTTACTAGTGCAATTAATACCGGATTCCAATTTGCTACTGAACCTGTAGCATTTCCTGGAGCTGCTTCTGTAATCATTCCTTCTTCTCTAAGTGCGATTTCCTGATTCTCAAGTACTGCAGCTGTTACAGCTTTTTTATGATGATCCGCAATAGTACCAGCTGACTCTTCGTTCAGTACTGGTGCCCATTTTTCGATCAATCTATCGTATGATTGTGTCATTTAAGACTCCCTATTTATTTTGTTGCAGTTTTCTTTATTGCTTTAAGATATTGATCCATTGAACCTGTTGATTCCACTAGTGGAGCATCATCATCTTCAACAATCTCATCTTGGGTTTTAGTTGTCTTAGCAAAATATGATTCTTTTAACTGAGATACTTTTTGTGCAAAAGTTTCTTCGTCATCAAAATCAACGTTTTCTGCTAAATCTTTTAGCTTTTCAACTTGAGTTTCTGCTAAATCTTTAGTTGCCTCTCTAATGATAGACTCCCTTTTATATAGCTCTAACTCTTCAGCCATGTGAATAGACTTTTCAGTTGATTCATTGAGTTTTGCCTCAAGCTCATCAACGTTGTCTGCGAGTTCGTCAACAATGTCAACTTTATCCTCTGGCACCTGAATGTGAGATTCAGTAAATAAGTCTTTTAACTTATTCATGAAGTCTTCAGCAATTTCAGTTCTTAAACCATTTTGGATTGCTAACTTGTTTTCTTCCATCCAGCCTTCAACTACGTAATTAAGGTAGCTGTCTACTTTTTCCACAAGTTCCTGTTTAGTACTTTCAACTTCTTCTGAAAGTTCTTCGTTGTACTTCTCTTCTAGTCTATCAATCTCTACATTTATTTTTGTATTAATTGCAGCTTCGAAAATAGTCTCTGCTTTTTGCTTAAATGCATCAGACAGCGTAGCTTCTTCGTTAACAAGTGCTTTAAGATCGTCTTTGAAATCTACTTCTACGTTTACAGCAGGTTTAATTTCTTCTTCAGCAAGTTCAGCGTCATCACTTACATAATTTTCGCCTTTAAACATGGCAGATAAATCTGCTTTATTCATTCCTTGCATTTTGCCAACCATACCAGCTATTAAAGCGGCTTTAGTTTTTGGCATTGGATCTTGTTTAGTGTTGTCACCTTTACGCTTTGGAG